GACGATCAGCTAATCCACGATTTTACGTCAAAAACAAACGCTATTCTGTACTGTTTATGTGAGACTACCAACAGCTACAGTTCAGCCAAAGAACTACTAGATTTAGATAGCAAAATTGGTAGATTAGAAAATGATTTAGAACAATACAAACACTGTCTCACTACAACAAAGGATAAGTTCAAAATTGAACTTTTTTTAAATAGATATTTGGATGCAAAATATCAATACAAAGCACATAATGATATTTTGAAAAAAACTTTAAAATCGGCTAAATACAGTAAATTTGGGAACCAAACATTATGAGATTAACTGAAATGGGCACTAAGCCATCTGCTAAAAAAATTAATAAAGTGATGGAAAGTCGCTTTGGAATTAGTATTGATTACAATAATTTAGACTTTCCTAAAGCATACAAATTAGCACAAGGTCTAACAGAAAGTTTGAATCAGGTCAAAAAAAGCCATGGAGTGCATATTGCAGAGAAAAATCCAAAATACATGGAACTTCTAATGGTACGTGAAGGTCTGCACCGTTGGATGATTGAAAATAAAAGCCAGCTTGTGTTAGAAAGCGAAATGGGCAAAAGCCAGGCTATTCTAGCTGCTAAAGACATGGTCGACAGTATTCAAGACATGCTTGAAGATGTCAGCAAAATGCAAAATGAACAGATGCCTGCACTAATTGATACTATTCGTGATCAAATTGGTATGGAACAAGCTGATCAATTTAAAAACACGGTTGGCACCTTACTAGCAAGTATGGTAGATCAATTGGGCTCAGCAAGAGAACAAGCCGATCAAGCTGCTCGTGCTTTGGCCGGTGAACAAGTTGCACAACCAATGGGTATGAGCACAACCGCAGGTATGCCTGGTGAAATGCCAGCTGGCGGTGCTGACATGATGCCACCTACTGATGAGTTTGCAGCCACAGCACCAGCTGCTGGGCCAAACGAAATTGGTAGAGAGAAAAGGTAATGTTTATTAAAGAAATTGTCGTCGAAGATATAGTAGACGATATGCTCGAAGATGAAGCAGATACTCGTGGTGATGCTAATCTCATCACCACTTTAGAGTTTCTTCGTAATAGAGCACACGATAAACACGTTCAACCAAAAATTAGAACCGACAGTCTAATTCATCTTGTTCAGTCAACCGGCGAACAAGCTTTCACACTAGAAAATCTTTTAAATGCATTTAAAAATAACCAAGAAATCAAAGGTTTAATTAAAGACATCAAAGATGACAATAACGGTGTAAAATATGTATACCTGCAGCCATTTGCTGATGATTCTGAAGTAGCAGCACTGGGAGATATTAATGCTCCACGTACTCCTCCGGAGCGTACAGTAGATTCAATGGCAAAGTCTGCTCTTGCAAAACGGTCTTAAATAATTTAAAATAGTTGTAAGGAGATAATGTATGGCTTATTCTGGTCAAGTCTTGGATCATTATGAAAATCCAAGAAATGTAGGTAAGATGGACAAAAATGATCCTAGTGTGGGCACTGGATTGGTTGGTGCGCCAGCATGCGGCGATGTACTACAACTCCAAATCAAAGTCGAGGGAGATATTATAACCGATGCAAAATTTAAGACATATGGCTGCGGTTCGGCGATTGCATCGTCGTCGTTGGTCACTACTTGGCTTAAAGGAAAAAGTCTTGATGAGGCGGATTCAATTAAGAATTCGGACATTGCGGAAGAACTCGCGTTACCTCCAGTTAAAATTCATTGTTCCATATTGGCGGAAGATGCAATTAAAGCAGCACTAGCAGACTATAAATCTAAACATGATACAATTAACGGAAACAGCAGCAAAGAAAGTACAGCAACAACTGTCTAAACGGGGCAAAGGTCAAGGCATAATGATTGGTGTTCGTACCACAGGATGCTCGGGTCTTGCTTACAAGCTTGAATACGTTGATGATGCACCTGCTACCGATGAATGGTTAGGATACCAAAGTAATGGAGTAAATGTATGGGTAAACGGACGCGATTTACCCTATGTAACTGGTCTTACTATGGATTACAAAAGACAAGGATTAAATGAAGGCTTTGAATTTATCAACCCCAATGAACGAGATCGTTGCGGTTGCGGCGAATCTTTCAGAGTCTAGTGTCACTAGAAGATAACATCAATAAAAAATTACAATGGGCCAAGGATAATCCTTCCCTTTGTTTTTTTCCACACAACACAATTGATTTACGAATTCCGTCTGACAGTAAAGATCAAGACAAATTAAGAATTAGCTGTTGTTGTAATTTAGAATATCCTTTAACCAATCAAAATTTATCAGTTGATCCTTTTAATAATCTGAAAAAATCAATGGATAGTGGTAAACTGCCATCTGATTGTTTTAAATGTATACACGAGGAAAAGACAGGAGGTGTTTCTGAAAGAATACGAGACATTCTTGCTAAAGATATAGATGAACTGGAAAATTTTAAAAATACTAGATCAATTAAAACATTTGAATTAAGGATACTAGTAAGTAACATTTGCAACTTGGCATGTAGAAGCTGTGAACCATATTCTAGTTCTACTTTTGCTAAAATAACAAATGCAGATCATCTAGATCATTTAAATGTTGATGTAACTGACATAGAAAAATTTTGGGAAGTAATAACAAACACTATTATAGCTAAAGTAGATTCCAGTCAACATTTCTACATGCACTTTATGGGCGGTGAACCGCTTTTACATAAAGGTAACAGAAAAATAATTAACTGGTTATTGGATAACAATTTAAATGATAAAACATTTATTAGAATTACCACATCAATAAACATTCCTATAGATGCAAAGTTATTAGAAAGCTTTGATCAATTTAAAGGCGTTGACTTTCTTTTTAGTTTTGACAGTGTAAACGAAAATTATCATTATGTTAGATGGCCGGCTAAATTTGAAAAAACACTGAACAATCTCAATGAAATTGTAGATTATAAAACTAGATCAAAATCTCAAACGTCTTTCAATTATATTTTAAGTCCAGTTTTTAGTCTCAATAACATATTTTATATAAAAGATTTCCTAGATTTTTGGTACACGTGGTTAAAAGAAAAAAACGTAAATTTATTCTTTTTAAATACCAATTTACTTTTTAGAACTAGGCACTTAGATATTCAAGCACTACCTGTAAAATACAGAGCTAAATTAAAAATACTCTTGCAAGAAATGTCTAAACACCCTATACTAAATGATTACAGTGAAAACATGCAACATTTGCATAATTTCTTAACCTCGGCAGTATATGAACTTGATTCCTGGCAAGAAGATTACAAACTTTGGAATCAGTTTCTAATGCACACAGCAGAGTTTGATATACGTACCAGGACGACCTTTGAAAAATATAACAGAAACTTTTACGATATGTTAACATCGGACGACAAGGATTTGTTTTCTCAAAAATTAAAAGCAGTAAATAAAGCACAAAAAATAGATTTTACTAGATTAAATGATTATTCAAAAATTTGATTACGCTAAATTGGATAGAACTACCATTGAGGGGAAACGTCATTACTGTTTACCCGACGGAAGCCGGGTACCGTCGGTAACTACAATTTTAGATAAAACCAAACCAGAAGAAGCCAAACAAAAACTGCGTGAGTGGAAAGACCGTGTAGGGCATGAACGTGCTCAACAGATAACAACCGAAGCGGCCAATCGTGGCACACGAATGCACACATATCTTGAACGTTACATAAAAAACGATGATATCGGCGAACTCCCTACTAATCCTTACGCACAACCTTCGTGGTTCATGGCTGCACAGGTTATATTAGAAGGATTAGAAAATGTTGAGGAATATTGGGGTTGCGAGGTGCCATTATACTATTCTGGGCTTTATGCTGGCACTACTGACTGTATTGGGGTATGGAAAGGGCAACCTGCAATATTGGATTTTAAACAAACGAATAAGCCTAAAAAGCGAGAATGGATCGGCGATTATTTTTTACAGTTGGCAGCATATGCAGCGGCTCACAACGATACATATGGAACACAGATCAATAGCGGAGTTATTCTCATGTGCGCTCGTCCTGAGAGTGATACAGCTATCCCTCAATATCAAGAATTCATATTAGAATCAAAGGATTTTCAATATTGGAGTGACCAATGGATGCGTAGAGTAGAACTTTATTATCTAAGTACATAATGGAACGTATTAACTTTAAACACCTTGATATTCCTATAATTAGATCATGTAACCTAGATTGTCATGGTTGCTTGACACATTCAAATCATAAAAATATAAAAGGTATAGTAAACATAGAGGAAAGTATTGATTGGCTTGAATTTTGGGCTACAAAATTAGATCCAAATTCTATTACAATTTTTGGAGGTGAACCATTACTACATCCAGATTTTGTAAATTGGGCAAAAGAGCTCAGGCGCATATGGGGACCAAAACCGCAGATTAAAGTTAACACAAATGGTTACTATCTAGACAAATTAATTGAAAATGTCGAAGAACTTTTTAATCCTGAAATAGATTTAAGTGTGGTTATTAGTATTCAAACTGGAGCGGAACCTTATAGGTCAACGGTCAAACAAAAGTCTGAAATTTTAAAAGATAAAATTTTTGAATACAGAAAATCTTGCAAGGGTTGGGAAAATTCACAGTGGGCTTTATGGGACGATACTTGGGAAAAATTCTGGTACAATTTGGAATGGAGTCCGGGTAGAGCTAGTAATCTAAACTTTGTAGTTTGCGAAATGCACAAGTTAGCATGGTGTACTCATTACACAGGATATGGAGAAACTATGCGACCTGTTTATGATTACAATGATATACATTATGAAGAAAATCACAAGCACTGTCAGGCCAGGTATTTTGTTACACTTTATAAAGGCGATATCTATAAATGTCCTCCAATTGGAGTGTTAGAACATACTTTAACTACTTTTAACTTAACAGAAACTGAGTATTGGCAACCGTATATAAAAGACTATAATAAGTTAAGACATTTAGCGTCAGATTCTGATATAATAAATTGGTTTAATACACAAGATAATCCCGAAAAAGTGTGTAATATGTGCGGTTTTTCTGGACCAGATGCTGTAGGGCAAAATATCGAGCGTAGTCATTATCTCAAGCTTAACTGGAAAGTAAAATCCGGATAAATATTGAATTACTAGAGGTTTTTGTCGATGGCTATCACACAAATAAGTAGAATTCAACATCGTAGAGGTTTACAGCAAGATCTGCCACAACTTGCAGCAGCTGAATTAGGCTGGAGTATTGATCAACGCAGACTTTTTATAGGTAATGGAACATTAGAAGAAGGTGCACCTACAGTAGGTGTAACTGAAATTTTAACAGAATACAGTGATATAAGTTCTCTTTGGTCAGTGTTAAATGCTTATTCTTTTTACGGAAACGTCGCTGGTTATTCTGCCCAGACTGGATCTAGCACATTAACACCAGTAACAAGAAGTTTTAACGACAAGTTTGATGATTTTGTAAGTATAAGAGATTTTGGCGCAAAAGGTGATGGTAGCACCAATGATACTGACGCTATAAATCGTGCGCTGTCACAAATCTACAAGACAGGTTTTAACGAAACAGAACCTTTGGCACGTAGAAAAATTTATTTTCCTGGCGGTACGTATATTATTAACAACACGCTATCTATACCTCCTTACGCAAAACTAGTAGGCGACGGAATCAGTAGCACATTTATTGTGCAAACACAAGGTAATAGAACTCTAGCAAACACAGTTGATAGTTCTTTTCAAAACGGATCTAGTCTTGGCAGCGGTGGCGCACTGTTACCTCATGATATAGAAATCGATGGTATACAATTTTTTAACAGTAATACATCAGTATCAAGAACTTTATTTTTAATTGATAGTGCTAGTAATATTAAGATTAAAAATTGCACATTTTTTGCAAACGTTTCGCCAGGGTCATATCCTAATTTAATTACTATAGATGACACGGTAACTACAGCAAGAAGTATCACTATTAGTGATTCTAAATTCCTTAAAGGAGGAAATGCAATTTCCTTACTAGGCGATAGTGTAACCGACGTGACTGTTCAAAACTGTGTGTTTGATGGATTATCTAATATTGCTATTAACAGTGGAAACGTTGTTCATTTGGTTTCGATAGGAAATTACTATGGTAACGTAACCAATTCTATTAATCCAAGATCTGACAGTATCTATAGTTTTGGTGACAGAGTGTACAACGGTAATGATTTGTTATTAAGTGGTTTACATTTAGGAAATTTACAAATTTCAAGATCAGTTTCATTAACTCTTACTACAACTCCGATATCATTGGACATTATTTCTAATACAGGAATACTTGTTGATTACGTGGTGTCGACTACTTCTGCTGTGAGATCAGGAACTATAAAACTATCAAATTATAATGCTACAGAAACTGCATTAGAAGATGATTACACAGAAACTACCGCTGGTGTTGATGCTAATTTATCAGCAAATGGCACACATATCATTGCTTCGGTCAATTCCGGCGATGCACAATTCAAATATAATTTTAGACGATTTATTTAATGTTTAAATTACACACCAGAGAGAGACTGTCTCTCTGGAAATCGTTTAGGCAAGAAATTGGCCAACTTCCTGTCGACGAAGCTATCAAAAAAACACTAGTATTCTGGCAACGTTGCCCATTTGTTCCTTATTATCTCAATCACGACGATAACACACAATGGCCAGATCCGTGGCAACTAATTGAAGAAAACTGCTATTGCGATCTTGCTAAATGTTTAGGTATAGTGTATACTTTGTATTTTTCAGCCCATGGAAATCAGCTGGAACCGGAAGTTTTGGTGTTTCAGCACACAAAAACACGTCAATTATACAATTTAGTTTCGTTACAACAAGGGAAATATATACTGAATTTGATTGAGGGCGAGATCGTAAATAAAGAACACATTAAAAATGATTTAACTTTAAAGTATCGCTACTTGGCTAGCGATTTAAAATTACAAGAATATTGAGGAACATAATGACGCAGATTCAAGTCACAAAAAGAGATGGTCAAAAAGAAACGCTAGATATAGAAAAAATGCATAAAGTGGTTATGTGGGCCACAGAAGGTATTACCGGAGTAAGTGCAAGTGAAGTAGAAATCAAAAGCCACATTCAGTTTTACAACGGAATTAAAACCGCAGATATTCAAGAAACACTGATTAAAAGTGCTGCTGACTTAATTTCTGAAGAAACACCAAATTATCAATATGTGGCAGGTAGACTAATCAACTATCATCTGCGTAAACAGGTGTATGGCGATTACACGCCATGGCCTCTAATAGACTTGGTACGTAAAAATGTAAACAGTAAATTTTATGATTCCAGTTTACTAACAGCCTACAGCGACGAAGAATGGAACAAACTCAATTCCTTCCTACATCATGATCGAGATGAACATTTTACCTATGTAGCCATGGAACAATGGCGGGGCAAGTATCTTGTACAGAATAGAGTAACCAACGAAATTTTTGAAACTCCGCAAATCGCATACATTTTAATTGCAGCCACTCTGTTTCAACACTATCCACGTGAAACAAGATTACATTGGATCAAGGACTACTACGATGCTATTAGTTTACACGACATTAGTTTGCCTACTCCTGTTATGGCTGGTGTACGAACTCCACAAAAGCAATTCAGTTCCTGCGTCCTCATTGAAACTGATGACAGCTTGGATAGTATTAATGCTACCACTAGCAGTATTGTTAAGTATGTCAGCCAAAAAGCCGGAATTGGTATTGGCGCAGGTAGAATACGAGCACTTGGGAGCCCAATACGAAACGGAGATGCTTACCACACCGGGGTTATACCTTTTTACAAGTTGTTCCAAAGTGCAACGAGGAGTTGTTCGCAAGGGGGTGTCCGTAACGGCGCCGCTACGTTGTATTACCCGATCTGGCACTACGAGATTGAGGACTTGATTGTTCTAAAGAACAATAAAGGCACCGAAGACAATCGTGTACGTCATATGGACTATGGCGTACAGTTTAACAAGTTGATGTATGAAAGACTAATTACAGGTGGCGATATTACCTGCTTTAGTCCAAATGATGTACCTGAGCTGTACTCTGCTTTTTTCAATGATCAAGAACGCTTCAAAGAGCTCTACGAGCGAGCAGAGCGTAATACCAAGCTGAGAAAGAAAACTTTCAAGGCTAGTGATTTGTTTAGTAGGTTTATGCAGGAACGCAAAGATACGGGTCGTATCTATTTACAAAATGTTGATCATGCTAACACACATAGTCCTTTTGATGAGAACGTTGCACCGATCAAGATGAGTAATCTTTGCGCAGAAATAGATTTACCAACTGTGCCGTTACGAGATGTCAACGACGAGGATGGTAGGATCGCCCTGTGTACTCTATCAGCGATCAATTGGGGCAATGTAAAAAGCCCACATGACTTCGAAAAAATGTGCAGGTTGGCGGTGCGAGGATTGGATGCATTATTAAGTTATCAGAACTATCCTATACTAGCAGCACGTTTAGCTACAGAAGAATTTAGACCCTTGGGCATTGGTATTATTAACTTTGCTTACTTCTTGGCTAAAAATGATGTTAGTTATAGTGACCCTCGAGCACTATCTTTAGTAGATGAGTATGCAGAGGCATGGAGTTATTATCTGCTCAAAGCCTCTGCAGATCTCGCAGAAGAACAAGGTGCTTGCACTAGATGGCAAGATTTAAAGAGTGCAAAAGGAGTATTGCCCATTGATACAAGAAAACGAGATGTGGATGAATTAGTGCCCTACCAAGAGCGTATGCCTTGGCAATCACTTCGCGAACAGATTCAGCGCACAGGACAACGTAACGCTACATTAATGGCCTTGATGCCTGCAGAAACATCTGCACAAATTTCAAACGCTACCAATGGAATCGAGCCACCACGCTCTTATGTATCGGTAAAACAAAGCAAGCATGGTGCCCTTAGACAAGTGGTTCCTGAGTATCGTAGATTGAAAAACAAATATGAACTGCTTTGGGATCAGATCAGTCCAGAAGGCTATTTAAAACTTTGTGCCGTGTTGCAAAAATATATTGACCAAGGTATCAGTGTAAATACTTCCTACAATCCACAATATTACGATGATGAAAAAATTCCTATGTCGGAAATGTTACAACATCTTTTATTGTGTTACAAATACGGATTGAAACAACTCTACTATTTTAATACTTTTGACGGTCAAGGCGAAATTAACGTAGATAAATTAGTAGAATCAAAACTAGTCGAAGAAGAACAAACAATTGATCAAGAAAATTGTGATAGCTGTGTAATCTAGGAAAGTTATGAAAAAAAGAAATTATAGTTTTGATACTGTAAGAAAATTACAGGGATCTATTAGAATAGATCACACTTTGGCAAGACTTGGTGCTGGAAAGTTACGCACTTTACTAGAAAATGAGCCATATATTAACACATTAGGTGCATATAATGGTCAACAGGCTGTACAGCACGCCAAAGCAGGTCTCAAGGCAATTTATCTAAGTGGCTGGCAAGTGGCAGCGGCCAACAACACAGCCAACACAACCTATCCTGATCAAAGTTTATATCCGGTTGACAGTGTACCTCGAGTGGTCAAGGGTATTAATAATGCTTTCCGTAGAGCCGATCAAATTGATTGTGCAGAAGGTATAACTGATGTAGATTACTTTTTGCCAATTGTAGCTGATGCTGAAGCCGGCTTCGGCGGTGCACTAAATGCTTATGAATTGATGACACACATGATTGAAGCAGGTGCAGCTGGAGTCCATTTTGAAGATCAATTGGCAAGCGAAAAGAAATGTGGTCATCTTGGTGGTAAAGTGTTAGTGCCTACCAGTCAAATGATACGCACACTCAATGCAGCAAGATTGGCAGCAGATGTGGCCGGGGTAGATACTGTTATAATGGCAAGAACAGATGCCGAAGCAGCAACACTAATTACGTCAGACCATGATCCACTAGACCAAGAATTTATTATCAATGAACGCACTGAAGAAGGTTTTTTCAAATTCAAAAACGGCTTGGACGCTTGTATTGCTCGTGGTTTGGCTTACGCCCCTTACGCTGACTTACTTTGGTTTGAAACATCTACACCAGACCTCGATCAAGCCAGAATATTTGCCAATGCAATACATGAAGTGTACCCCAACCAGATGTTAGCGTATAATTGTTCGCCTAGTTTTAATTGGAGAAAATTCTTAAGTGAAGAAGAATGTTTGACTTTTCAACAAGAATTAGGTAAACTAGGATATCGTTTTCAGTTCATTACACTTGCCGGTTTTCACTGTAATAATCTTGCTACTTTTGAATTAGCAGAAGCATATCGAGAAAGAGGCATGGCCGGTTATAGCGAAATGCAAGAACGTGAGTTCGCAGCACAGGATCGTGGATTTACAACAGTAAAACATCAGAGAGAAGTAGGTGTTGGATATTTTGATTTAATTAGCGAAGCAGTTGGTGCAAAGTCAACAGCAGCAATGGCACATAGTACAGAAAAGGATCAGTTCTAATGAGCGTGTTTAATATTAATAACAAAAACAAACATACAGAAGCACTAGCTTTTTTAGACGAATCAGGCGCACAGCCAATTCAACGATACGACACATTAAAGTATAGACAGTTTGATAAGCTAACAGACAAACAGTTAGGCTTCTTTTGGCGACCAGAGGAAGTGGATGTACTTCGTGATGCCAAAGACTTCAAAGAACTCACAGAACATGAACAACACATTTTTACTAGCAATCTTAAGCGACAAATCCTTCTTGACAGTGTTCAAGGCCGTAGTCCTAACCTTGCTTTCCTTCCCATTGCTACTATTCCTGAGCTGGAAACTTGGATTCAAACTTGGGCATTTAATGAGACTATTCATAGCCGCAGTTACACTCATATTATTAGGAATGTTTATAGTGATCCTAGTATTGTTTTTGACGAGCTAACTGATATTGAAGATATTGTGAACTGCGCCAAAGACATTTCAAAATACTACGATGACCTAATCGATAGTGTTCAATATTATAATTTGTTAGGAGTAGGCACTCATACAGTAAATGATAAAACGGTAACTGTTGATCGCCGAGAGTTAAAAAAGAAATTGTGGTTATGTCTTAATTCCGTAAATGCCTTAGAAGGTATTAGATTCTATGTAAGTTTTGCCTGTAGTTGGGCATTCGCTGAATTGAAGAAGATGGAAGGCAATGCTAAAATTATTAAGTTGATTGCACGAGATGAAAATGTTCATTTAGGGTCTACGCAAACCCTTCTTAAATTGTTACCTCAGGATGATCCTGATTATGCTTCCATAAGAGAAGAAACTCGCGCAGAATGTACAGAAATGTTTTTAGCAGCCGCGGCACAAGAAAAGGCCTGGGCACATTATTTGTTTAAAGATGGTTCAATGATTGGTCTTAATGAACAACTGTTATGTCATTATGTTGATTGGTTGACCTGCAAACGTATGACCGCAGTTGGTTTAGATTGCGGTATGAAACCGGGTTCAAATCCATTACCGTGGACACAAAAATGGATCGCCGGCGCAGAAGTTCAAGTGGCGCCGCAAGAAACAGAAATTAGCAGTTATGTAATTGGTGGTACAAAACAAGATGTTGATAATAATACATTTAAAGGTTTTTCTTTGTAGAGCTTATTTTTGCACGAGTTTCAGCGGAGTGGGACTTTCCAGTCATTCCTCCGCCTTTCCTGGCTTTAGCGGCTAAGCTCATTTTTAATCGTGTTTCGGCAGATAAGGGTTTACCTTTTAGTGCGTTACGCAATTTGTTTTTAAAATTGTCATCGCGAGGTTTGCCAAAATTTGGGTTGTTTTGCCCTTTTAATTTCTCGCTAATCAAACTTTTAGTATTATCAGAATGTTGTAATCCTGTAACGCCTTCGCCACCCTCTGTTTTATTGAGTAATATACCTGTTCCTATGTCTTTTCTGCCCCACCATTGAATTAATCGTCGTTCTAACGCACAGGCACCTATGTTGGTGAGATTGGATTCTAAAATGACAATTTTTGAATTATCCTTAGGTACAGAAATTCCTGGGTGTTTTGCCCAAGCTCGATTTCCTTTACCTTTACCTATATAGTATGGGGTTGAATCAGATTTTCTAAGATATGCGTAGATGTAATAGGGTAAATACATTTGCTGGTGCTCCTTCAAGCATTAGAGTGGTTGGATATGACAGTATCGCGAACCACAAATATTTATGTTAAAATGTTGAAAAAGGAGTATTAATGTTAACAGTATATTCAAAAAACAATTGCCCGTTTTGCGATAGGGCAAAAGCTTTGTTAGAAAGTCGGGGAGTTCCGTATACAGAAGTTAATATAGAAAACGATCCGGAATCGAGGCAGATGCTGTTAGATAAAGGCTTAAGAAGTGTTCCACAAATATTTCATGGTTATGAATTGATTCCTGGTGGTTTTAACGGGTTAAATTCAAAATCGGCTGAATTTTTTCAATTATTGAAAGGCTAGAATGTTAATTAGTAAAGGTTATCAAGAAGGCGACATAGTTAGTTTTAAATTAACCAATGGCGACGAAATAGTGGCAAAAATTATCAATGCAGAGTCAGATGCATTTGAAATTGCCAAACCCTGTACTGTGATGCCCGGTCCGCAAGGTATAGGGCTAATTCAAAGTTTGTTTACAGCCGACAGCGATATCAATGTAAAATTACAAAAGAACCATGTCATTATGCATGCACCTTGTATTGATCAAATACAAAAACATTATATAAAAACTACAACTGGAATCGAGCCAGTTACTAGAGGGAGTATACTTACATAATGCCCGGTGTGACTAGAAAAAATATCGACGGTACTACAGGACATGGTGGATATCCACCGAGGTCTAATACACCAAACGGCAGTGACGATGTAATTGTAAACGGTCACGGTGTAGTTAGAATCGATGATGCATGGCCTAGTCACACCGACCCCGGACCTCCAGATACTCATACCGGAATCCAAGCTGGAGGCTCTTCTACAGTTTTTGCAAACGGAAAAGGCATCGCCAGAATAGGTGATTCTATTAGTTGCGGTGACTCCGTTGCCGAGGGTAGTCCTGATGTAATTTGCGGCTGAGCCACAATTATCTACCCATATTACTTGTAAAAAACCAGAAAAAGTGCTATAATATACCATTATAATGGTGTTATAGCAGTTGTTTTCTTGTAAAATTCGTAGTTATATAAAACTACAACCTGAATAAAGGAGGAAGAAATATGAAACAATATTTTCCAGGAATGGTAAAATTTGTGACTTTGATTTTTGGTATGTGGTTGGCGACCCTTGCCTTGACCACAGTCACCAAAAATAAATTTCAAGCTCTCGAAGCAGAAAAAGCTGAAATGCAAAAAGTTCGAGTAGTAACATCGGCCGACCGCGATCGTCAGCTTCGTTGCCTAACTCAAAATATCTATTGGGAAGCTGCCAGCGAACCTTTTGAAGGCAAAGTCGCTGTAGCTCAAGTAACATTAAATCGTGCTGCCAATGGCAATTTCCCAGGGGATATTTGTGCTGTGGTTTATCAGAAAAATGTCATCTACTCAAAAGTAGTTTGCCAGTTCTCTTGGTATTGCGATGGCACTCATAGAGTAAAGCCAATTTACCAGCCACTATATCGCGAAAGCGAAGAAGTAGCTAAGAAAGTATTATTGGAAGGGTTTCGTTTGCCCAGCCTCAAGAATGCAATGTATTATCATGCTGACTATGTCAAACCTGGATGGGGCAAAAAGCCCATAGCCAAGATTGGCCGCCATATATTTTATGGTAGTTAGTAGGATATTAAATGCCACTTTTAACTTCAACCCGTAAAAAGCCCGAACTTCAAAAAACCATGGAAAATTCAAAAATTGACTTTGATCGTATTAAGAATCAAGTAGCTGAGTTCTTTACTACACACTTTAGTAAAATCTCAGCTGACACAATGGGATGGCTAGCCGCTATAGCATTACACGCGGCTACTATTCCTACATTACTTGCACTTCTTACTGGATTGACTGATTCTACACCTAGCGTGGATGTTATACTATTTCTTTGGTTAGGATTGGTGCTATTGTTTGGTCGTGCAATCATCCTTAAAGATTTGCTTAACATATCTACTATTGGATTGGGTTTCGTAATTCAAGCAAGTTTAATGGCATTGATCCTGTTTAAGTAAACATAAATACTGAAAATAGGAGGCAGTCGTGAGCAAACGCCTAGAATTAACAGTTGAAGATCCAGTACAGGATTACGACGAAGAAATTGGCGAAGAAGATTATGGATTTATCTTTGACGCAGATGGAAATTTAAAATTCGCGTTCGTACCAGAATTTCTGCCTGATAAGCCACCAAAGAATATTCAAAAAATTATGAAGATTTTAGGTGTCATTGATCTACAACAATTCAACGAAGACTTAACTTTGCATTAATGCCCGAAGTAGATTTAGATACATATTGTTCATATGCCTTCACGGCATATGATACAAGAAACAAACACATCTGTTGTAAAATTCAGTCTGACAAAAAATATGATTCTTTTGAAGAATTATCTTCTTCCGAAGAAGTTCGTGAACTTAGAAACAAAATCCTAGCAGGTGAAAAAGATCCCAAGTGCTACGAATGCTGGAACGAAGATTCTGTAAACAAAACTTCTATGCGTAAATGGTCGCTTAGAAATAAAACTATAGAAATTATTCAAGAAGAGATTCAAAATCCTAAACTTAAACATTATATTTTAGACACTGGCAATGCTTGCAACTTGGCTTGTAGAACGTGCGGTCCATGGGCAAGTTCGACCATAGTCAAAGAAAGAAAAGAAAAAAGTAAAAACATAAATTGGCTTGATGTTCATGTTGGATCTATTAAAAAAACTGATGTAAACTCTTTTTGTAATGAGAATTTTTCTAACCTTGAAAATATCGATGTACTTGGTGGAGAACCTTTAAGCAATTTAGAACATTTTCAAGTATTGAGTACAATTATAGATCAAGGTCATGCAGCTGAGTGTTTAATCAATTACTCTACAAATGGTACAATAAAAATTGGTAAACATCATTTAGATATGATGTTAAAATTTAAACAAGTTTTCATAATGTTGAGTTATGATGCAGTTGGAAAACCAGCAGAGTATATTCGCACAGGAAGTAACTGGAATGAAGTTTCGAATAATTTTGAAAATTTTAAGAATCTCAGACAAGAAAATAACAATATAAGCCTTGAATGTCATCCTACAATCAGTGCTTTGAATATTTTGTATATTGAAGAATTATTTGATTGGCTTGAGGAAAACAACATAGGAAAATTTTATGATTTTTGTTATTACCCACATGAATACTCATTTCAGTTGTTTACTCCAAGGCAAAAGGAAATAATTATAAATCGCCTGGAACAATCAAAACATGACATGAGTTCCATTATAGCGCATATTAACAAATGGGATCATGATCCTACACTTGTACCACAGTTTTGGAATCAAGTGCAGTGGACCAAAGAATACTGGAAATTGGACATCAAGGATTACTTACCTGACTTGTACAGTTTGATGTTGGTGGAGACCAATGCCCACTGCCATTCCAGTTCAAATCAATATTAAAATCAATTTGTTCGCCTTCATTAGGTTGCCATGGTTGGTAAATATTTTCTGGCCCAACAAATCGAAAGCTACAATCCATGGTCCAGTTACCGTCATCATCAATACTAAATTTGTAACAAGCGGTTAGATTATCTGCTAATCTATTGCCGTAATTGTTCATATCCCATTCAGGATCAAAATTTACAGAGATATCTAATGCTTGATGATTTCTCGATCTCCACAAAGTTCTAAATAAAGGCCAGATTTCATTTACAAGGGTTTGTGAAAATCTACATGATAATTTGGGATCTTTGATTATTTCATAATCAAATTCTTCATAGTACAAATCTGTATTAAATTCTTTTGAAATTTTATTAATGTTATAGGTTTGTAGTAACTTACCACTTCGATCTTCGTTTGCTTTTAACCTTGGTGCGAGTTGAGTAAAAATATTAAATGCTTTCAATCTGATCAGTCTATGTAATTTTGTATTTTCGTGATCTTTACTGGCCCACTGCCAAAGGAAAAATTTCTCATGCACACCAAATCGGTCAGGATCATCTTTAACTCTACTAGGTCCTAAAAGCATTGTTTGTCTAGAAACATTTATTAGAAATTTTTGAACTCTCCATAGTAATGTCAAAGTGTGAGCAAAATCATTTGAACGTTCTGTTACATAACCCAACATCCAATTAGTAGCAGCTCCTACATAGTTTTTATTTCCATCTGATAGATTTTGTTCAACTTCAGATACTGTAATGTTTTTACGCATATCATTCAGCACACGATTACTACCACTTTCTATACCATAGTTTAGATCAGTGCAGCCACTTGCTCTTAGATCTTTGTAATAATCAAAATCCATTCTCTCATCACAACGAGCATAACCTGTCCAACGAATCTTTAGGCCGCGTTCAACCACGCCAATTGCAAACGCTCTGAGCTCATTGATATTGCCGTTAACCAAACTATCAATAAACCAGAAAAAATTAATACCAAAATTTTTATACTGAAATTCTACTTCATCTAACACCATTGGACTTTGTCTGCTTCTGTACTTCCAATAGTGTGTTTCTGCACAAAATGTACATTTGGCTACACATCCTCGACTGAATTCAGAACTAAAAGCGTTAGGCATCATGTACTTGTTAATGTCAAAATCACTATAATCAGGAAATGGCAAAGTATCAAGATTTAAACGTTTTGTAGTGTCGGCGTTATACTGATATTGAGTTAACTTTTCCCCATTTTCTATTTTATCCAGTAATTCTAATAAAACTTCTTCGCCTTCGCCTTTCACAACGTGATCAAATTCAGGAAATGGATCAGGATTCCAGTGTATGTGACTGCCCCCAGCCAGAATAATTGTGTTTGGCAGTCTTTCTTTTATCTTTCGTGCCATCCATAAAGTGGGCTTTACATTTGTATAATATAAACTAAAGCCAACAACATCTGGCTGTAATGAAACTAATTCTTCAAGATAACTTTCTAATAATGGTTCCACTTTATCTTTCAAATGACGATCGTACATATCGTCCAGCCAAAGATAGTCTCTAGATCCATGACCTTCAAAAGGATCATTATCTTTTCCCATCGTTTTCCGTAAATGATTCCAGGTTTCTACATTCCAATCAAATGCAGAAGTTTTATACCCAGCTTGTCTTGTGACCGCAGTAAGTCTTGCTATATTGTATGGTGCAAAAAATACTGCCCATTTAGGCATCAAAACTAATGCAATATGAGTTTTACGAGTAATCGTTTGGACTTTAAATGCGGATAGATTAGCTTGGGGCCTGGGGCGGGCATACTTCAACATGGATTTTATAGTTGAAATATGTTTGTCCTCGGGAAGATAAGGATCGTTAAACTCCTCATGCAATTCTACTAATGTTTTTTTAGGATTGTCTGGTTGAGTTGAGTTTACTGAAATTGGAATGAATTTTTCGGTCATATAACCTATTTAACGGTTTTAAAATTAAGGTTAGACAAATAATTATATTTCTGCTAGTATATAATTATGATTATATTATTTGATCCGAAGACATGAAAATCGAACCACTCAACCGTGTTGCAATAGCAAACATTGATTATCCGTTTTACATGGCAACCGATGGTCGTCCTGATCTTACTCCCGACGGTTTGCCAACCACCGGTTTCGAAAACGTCAAAAAGACCGTGGATCGAGCCAAGAGCCTTGGTTTTGATGCAATTGCCATGAAGGTAAATGTACCTCTCT